GGCATAAGAAGATTAGGTATTACAGAAGCAACAACAGAATTAGCAGGATTTCCATTAAGCCCGTAGACGAGTTCACCAGCAGGATCTGTCTTGTAGAAGGTGCTGCCGGATAATGGATAATAGGCTGATCCTGCCACTGAGACAGCAGGATCAAATGCTTGTTGTGCTGATGACACATAGAGCGACGCCAAAGGAGCAAACGTGACCTTCAAGCGAATAAGGTCCGCGCTGATCGCATCAATAGGTAAAACACTGCCCGGATCACCGTTTGCAAACCAAAAAGGAAGAGGTGTTACCACCTGTGTCGGTGTACCTACAACCGAACCAAAACTCGAAACGCCGAATCCATTATCTTTCCGGCACAACAGAGTATTTACAGCTGTAACTTTCTCGAACGGAGTTCCAAATTCATCGAGAACTTCTAAGAGACGTCCGTTCAATGTTTCGACAGTAGAACCTCCAATCTCAACTGTAGCTTCAGCCAATAAGGCGTGACCGAGACTGTTTGTCCAGCCGAATCTAGGACCGAGGAATCCCGGTGTCAAAGCCGCCGTAGCTTGCACAGTCGCAATATCCGGCATGGTAGTCACCAGGTAAAGTCGCGACAAGAGTTGCCCTTGCCTTGGTAAACTAAGTGTCGCCGAAGATCCAAACGTAGGACGTGTATCAAAATCCAGGCGAACCCATGAAGTTGTAAAACGCCCTGCTTTTACAAAGGCTTTTTTGAAGAAAGAAAGAGCGGGTTGTCCCCGCAAAGGTAAAAGTCGTTCATCTTGGATGCCCGTATGAACGATTTTTAAAAGAGCTGCCACCATACTATTCTATTGTTTGTACCTTTAGTCCTCGAACATACGATTTGCTATACCGTTCTGGAAACGGAGCCAATTTAAACCAAGGCAAAAGACTTTGACTTCCCATTCGCCTCCGTAAGATCCTCCGGGTGGCTGAATATCCAGAATGAGCCGCAGGCTTTGGAGACGGCTGGCATTTATGGAACCCGAAGGTTGGTGAAGTTCGGCGGGGCGGCGCGCGAAAGAGTAGCCGTAGATAAATGAATTAAACGCAGTGTATCCGCCCCGATGGCTACCCGCAATTTGTTGTCTAAAATACTGTTCCTCGGCGCCAATTACGTCAATCCCGTCAGCCTGGATTTTAGCGTAGGTCATTAATCCGGACAACGCATTGTACACAGGATCGTATTCGCGCTCCAAGACAGCCGAGTAATTCGTCCATTCGTTATTCTGTGACACTTCCTTGCGCCGAACGAACCAAATGATCTCTTCGATGGGATGATTGGCTTCGAGGGGTAGCTGTACACGAATTGTGGAATCAGAACCTGTTTTAACAACTGCGTATTTGAGCGGTTCACTGAAAGAGAATGTCTGAACTTCGCGGTGCATGATCTCGAAGGATTGTCTGTACATGGCTTCACGAACTTGCCCATCTAGAATGGCGCCGTAGGTAACCAGCCGGACACTTTCAAACATGGGTTCAGAGGGTCCTGCAACAATATCTACAGTTTGGTCGAAGGGATATGACCGGTCATAGACTGACACAGTTTGCCCGACAGGCACAGATGTACAGGAATCGCGGTACCCCCTAGCTTGTCTCAAAACTTCAGCTAATGGCTTGAACGTGATATGTATGCGCACAGAACCATCTCTACATGCCAAAAGAGGCAAGTATTCCTTGAGTCGCGTGCGCATGAAATAGAAGACAAGTGGACAGTGGATATAACCATCCTCTGTTGGAAAGACTCGTGTAGGCGACCATGCTTTGAGCGAATCGATCGATGTGGCGCCGAGCCCATCTGTAGCCATGCCGATTTGCGTATTCAGATCCGGAAATAGACGAGAAACGACATTTATGAAGTCGCCATCAATCTCTTCAATAGTATCACCGTCGATCTCCAGCTCGGCTTTTTGAATAAGAGCCGTTCCTAAAGAGTTTGTGTAGAACCATGCCGTCGTCGGGTCAACATATTCGTACAGTCCAGAGCTGAGTTGTAATTGCGTCGTTAAATTCAGCCAATGCGCCAACTTTATCTGAAGAAATGCAGCATGTACAAGGTCACCTGATGTCTGTGTTTTCAGGTCAAAGGAGATGCGCTGACCGAAGGAAGCGGGACCACGATAGGGAAATTCTTGTATACAAGGTACAAAGGGCGTATAGCGCTTCTTGGCGCTGCGTGTAAACCAGGACACCGCAGGATCTACAGGAGAAAAAAAGGAATCTTGGTCATCACGATCGGTGAGGTCCAAGAGTGTTGTAATATCGCCGCGAGGTCGGCTCATCTTTATTGCTTTTTACTACGGAGAGATTCTTTACATGCGGCGGCGCCGCGTAGATTTTCTCTTCTTATTTCTGTTTCTTCTTGTTCGTTTACCAGCCTTTTGTGTAAACCCTGCTGGACCCCATTTACCCAACATTATTTTTGTATATTCTAAGTCGGCAAGCAGAGCATTGTGTAAGTCTTTGATGATCAGTGGCATATTCATAGTGATTGAGGAGGGAGGATGAACGGCAATAACTCCGTTATAATTACAGGACCAAAGCATAGAATAAATAATAGCATCTATTTTTTCATGTGGATCAGATATCTCATCTACATAAATTTTTAAAAGCATTACACCCATTAAATCGGCAGCCGATTCAGCAAAGACTTGCTGCGACCAAGCCCATTTATGAGTATTAGGATTTATTGCTTTTATTTTACCAGATATATTTTTAGCTGTATATTTATTACGTGTTATATGATATGCCTTTTTAAATTCATCTATATTTAAAGCATGTATAATACGTGACGTTGCAGCATTACCAAACCATAATTCTCCGATTTCTCTAATTGTACCAAATCCAGATTTTGATATATCATGTCCCATCTCATGACCCATAGTAGTTAGAAAAGTTGATTTATTATATTGTAAAAGAGAAACAAGTCCTCGTAAACTTATACCTGTATCCATAAAAGGTACTTCCATACCCTGACTAACAGCGTTTGGACTTGAGTTATTTGGTTTTAGATGATCAGTTTCACTAAAAAATCCCCCATCAAATAAACTATAAAGTTTAGTAGTTTCAAAAGATACAACTGTAAGTTTACCATATTTTCCAGATTGGAGTGATTTATTATTACAGTTTATAAAAAATTTATTTGTAGATAGCTCATCTAAATAATTATGTGAATCTTCAGGATCAAGTTCTGTAAACACTTTTTTCCAATTATTTGAAATAAACTCTTGTACTTCTACTGCTTTGTCGATATAATCGTCTAGAGTTCTGCCATTAAAATAAATTGTTGTAAGTGCATAATATACCTTAAATTTTTCACCTTCAGTTAAAGTATATTTTACAGGAATATCTTCTTCTAATTTTATTGACTTACACTCCTGGTTTAGCATATAGTGCTCTTGAATTTTTTGTATTTCAGCTCGATCTGGATTTGCAAGTAATTTAGAAGCCAATTCTTCTACACGGGGCATATTTTTAGATAAAATATCACTAAATAAAATAAGTTGCGTGGGATCTTGTTCATACGATACAAAACTTCCATATGCTGAGCCAAATATTTCATTATGTCCTTTGTTTTTCATAGGCATTCTATAAGCATTTGTCCAGTACTGATTTGCGAGAGGGTCTTTTCTTATACGTGAAGAATCTCCATATTTAGAACAAGCCCCCATGAGAGACTGTATTGTATTATAAGGATCACCTTCATTAAAGATGAATCTAAAATTATCTGTATCAGACGTATCAATCTTACTTATATTTAACATCTACTATTTTTACAATATAAAAAAATTGAAACATTTTTTTGACTAATAGTAGGTAATCAAAATGACGATCACACTGCAAATTGGATTTAATTACACAAGAGAATTTGATGGCGAAACTCCGTTTCTCGAAGCGGTTTCATCAACTCTCAAGCAAATGAATAATACGGAAAATCCAGAAGACTTTCTGTGTTATCTTCGAATTATTGGGACTGACCCCGATGGTAAAAATACATCAAGTATTTCACAGTGCCATTGGAATCGCCCCATTAGGGAACTTGCAAAATATGGGCAAGTTCTTATTGTTTCAACTGTACGTGGGGGTTAGTTCCCAAACTTCAGACCACCTCGTCCATCTGAAACAGAGAATACAGCCCATGTCTCTACAATGACGCGAAGCTCAGAGCGTTTCGTTCCATTTATAATGTCTGTCAGCTGCATAAAAAGAGTAGGTTTATCTGCCGTAGAAAAGTTGATGGTGCCATCAGGTTGCCGATTATAAGAAGGGGCACGCACCCCCTTTTTTTCACCGTAACCGAAATGGATGGTCGCGAGACGCATACCTGAGTCGCGTTCCTCTTTTGCGTGATTATCGAGACTATTCCAGATGAGTGAGTCCCAGAATTGCGTACGATCCCGTCCAGCAATGAGCAATTTCAGTCCAGAATAATAGTCGCCTGTCGCCGAATCTGATTGTAGTTTCCAGAGCCGATTTGCTCTGAGATCTGCCCACGACCGAAACGCAAGTATAATGCGGGAACAGGGATGCGTAGCATCAAGTACACGTGTTAGAAAGGGAGTAGCGGCTGCATAATCCAAAGGACCCTGTGCGAATACGTTCTCGTATATGCGTTCAAAAGGAATATCAAGTGAAGACTCCCGAAGCCCAAGGCGCGTATCCTCATTTGTATAGATGTGTCTCGTTTCAAGATAAATAGTTGGTGCACCAATCTTTAGTCGATCGAGTGTGTCAAATGTAGTAAAGTCGCCGTCCCTTTGACTCTGTAAGCGTAAGCTAGAGCCCCAAGGAGCCGGCTTTTCTCGCCCGTCACTCGCCTCAACAAGATCTTCCAGTTTCCGCAAATATATGCGAACTTTGTATTGCTGATTTGGTAAACAGAGTGAAGGAAATCCACCTTCTTCTAAACTTTGGCATCCGATGAGAGGTATTTGCAGCCGAAGACGACCAGGCGTCGCATTGCGACCGATTGACAGAGCGGAGCCGTCATGTATCCCTGTAAGTGCATTCTCGAGGAATGCTGAGTTCAGAGAGCCACGAGACCGACTCTGAATCCAGATAGAATCGCCGCTGAATTCCTGGAGCAAAATATTGTCCTGGAGAATCTGAATTTTCTCGAACAAAAAATATCCGATTCCGTTTGTATATCCATACGAGATGCCACCATTGTCTTGAATAACGCCCTTTCCATTCGCTGCAACATAATTAGGTGGCAGCCATGATGGCAGATCAACGACGAGCGTAGGAGATACAATAAAATCGCCGGCGACCTCCAATTGAAACTCAGAGGAACGCCCGAAGTCTACCGAGTTGAGAGGCGGCAATCGCCTGAGCTCATGAATAACGGGCGCCGTAGGTCCATAGCGGTTGTCAAAAAGGCTTTGTGCGTCAAGAGAGTCTTCTTGAAAATATACATCTTTATTTCCTCGTGATACGAGTTCATAAAGAGATCCGTCTAGATTTAGATTCATCCTTCTTAAACATGGTCATTAATTTTATATCATACGCTACGAACTTTAATAAAATTGAAATAAATAGCAAACTTATCGCCGTATAACAGAAATGTCTACTCCTCTACAGTCTATTCTCCAAAAGGGTTTTGCTACTCTTAAGTTTGAGCGTCGTATTCTAGAAAATGAGATTGGTATCTTTGAGACTTTTACACTTGACAATACTCTCTGGATTTCATTTCGTTTGAAGGAGACGGGAATGTCGTTTAAGAATGATTTACAGAAGGAGTATCTTAACGCTATTCTTCTTTCGACTGTTCTAACCAAGGACATTCCGATGCGAACCAGTTTCTTTGAGGGAAAGGCTCATAGCTTTCTCACAATGAATAAATCTCTGCAATACCGTGTCCCAGTAGTTCTAGCAACTGCATGAATTTGTACATGAGCTACAATAGAGTTTGCCTTGAAAGAGAAGTTGTTTCTCTGCATAATTGGGAAAATTCAGTGTTATACCAGTTGATGCTGCTATAATGGCACCGCATGTGCTAATATTTACAGTGGGTGCCGTGACAACAAGTTTCTCTTTAAAAAATCTATACTGAGCCTGTGATTGAAGCTTCTTAATGATTTCACTTGCGTCCATTCTGTCTTTTCCTTATATTTTTTCTAAGAAAGAATGTGTGGAATCTGGATGCTCATAGGCAACCGTCTAGAATTATTTA